ATTGCCAAACGTAAAATCAACTGACCGAGCAATCGCTGCTCACGAAGTTCGCTCTGGTATTAACTCTCTTGTTCAGTCAGTAGCCTCTGATGTAAATCTATTAGGTGCTGTTGATGCTCATAAAGAAATATGTGAAAGAGGATATGAGAAAAATATGAAAATATTTGCTCTCGTTCACGACTCTATTCTTGCAGAAGTTGATAATGATTATATTCAGGAGTATGAAAGTATCTTATTGAAAAATGTTCAAAAAGATAGAGGACTTTCAATTCCAGGCTGCCCAATCGGTTGTGACTTTGAAATAGGCGACGACTACAGTATGGGCAAGTTTGCATCTAAATATGAAGCTGTGGCAGATTAAGTTTCCAGTTTATGTTCTTCATTCAGACGAAATCGAAGAACGAGATGGACTACTCTTTTGCGACACTCAAATTGTAGACGATAAAAATATGTCAGGAAATACTCTTGGCAAGAGAAGACTTCAATCACCTCATAAAAATTTATACCCACTTCGATATATGATTGAAGACTTTAGTGGGTTAATTCGACATAGAGGTAAGTTTTTTATAGATACAAAAGGCAAGTTTTTTCGCTATACAAAAAGTACAAAAGCTGATATAAAATATAAGAAAATAGAAAAAGTAGAAAAGAAAGAAGTAATTACTCTCATTTGGGTAAAGGGAATACCTTTTCCTTTTGAGGAAAAAAGACCACTGACTGCTCCGTATGCAGGAATTGCTTATATAGACGGTACTCCTTCTTTTATTTATGAGTATGTATCTGAAAAGAAAAAAGATACTTGGAGAAAAATATGAGACAAGTAATAAATTACCCAGTTTGGTATTCTAAAGACAGAATACCTACTGAAGCTTGTGAAGAAATAATAAGACAAGGACAAGAACTAGAAATTAAAAAAGCAAATATTTATGGTGCAGAAACAAGCAAAAAGCTAGATAATAAATACAGAAATTCAAAAGTTGGATGGTTTCCAAAAGGACACGAATTAGAAACACTCCTAAAAAGTTATGTAGGACTTGCTAATTTGGAGACAGGTTGGAACTTTACAGTTACAAATATGGAACCGATACAGTTTGGAGAGTATAAAACAAAACATTTCTACGATTGGCACAGAGATATAAATGTTAATCCTGGAGTACCTCACAGAAAGTTATCAGTGTCTGTAAATCTTTCTAATCCAAAAGATTACGAAGGTGGCAATCTAGAATTCAAAGATTACTGGGGAAACGAAGTATTAAAACCAGTAAATCAAATGAGATTGCAAGGTACAATAATTGTTTTTCCTTCTGCACTTTTTCATAGAGTAACACCTGTAAAAAGAGGTAGAAGATACTCGTTAGTTCAGTGGTACAGCGGCCCAGATTTTACATAAGTCATAAATGAAAGCAGTTCTTAAAAACAGAATATTTATGGAAGTAAGTAATGAGTTACAATCTAAACTCGATGAAGAACTTACTTATACCATACCCCCAAGGAATCCCTTAGACCCACCTTTTGTCATAAAGAATATGGGTATTGTTCGTAAAGGGTTAGTGACTTTACCTATCGGAAGAACGGATTTAATCCCCGAAGATTACGAAATAGTCGACAAGCGTGTTGACTCACCAATTGAGCCTTTTGACTTTAAGTTTACTTTACGACCTTCGCAACAGTCGGTTTATGATGATGTCAATGACAGTTGTATAATTAACGCTTGGGTCAGTTGGGGAAAGACATTTACGGCTTTAGCTATCGCAAATAAATTAAAACAAAAAACTCTCATTGTAACGCACACTTTAGCGTTAAGATCGCAGTGGGAAAAAGAAGTGAAAAAAGTCTTTGGAGTTATACCTGGAATCATAGGCAGCGGTCAGTTTGATATTGACCACTCTTTTGTGATAGGAAATGTACAAACTCTTTATCGTAGAATAAACTCAATAAAAGATGTCTTTGGAACAATTATACTTGATGAAATGCACCATGTGAGTAGTCCTACGTTCACTCGCATTGTAGATGCTAGTAATGCTAGGTATAAGATAGGTTTAACGGGTACGATGGAGAGAAAAGATGGACGTCATGTTATCTTTCGTGACTACTTTAATACTAACGTATATAAACCACCAAAAGAGAATTATCTAGTACCAAAAGTAAATACAATACAATCTGGAATACGCTTTCCTGATGGAGCAAAGACACCTTGGGCAAGTAGAATAAATGCTATTGCATACAACTGGGAGTACCAAAATATGATAGCATTACTTGCTGCTAACTATGCAGCAAAAGGACACAAAGTTCTAGTTGTATCTGATAGAGTTGATTTTCTAAAACAATGTCATAAGTTAGTAGGAGATAACTCTATTTGTGTAACTGGAGAAATTCCACACGAAGAAAGACCTACAATGATAAAAGGTATTTTTGGGGATAAAGATATTCTTTTTGGAACACAAAGTATATTTTCAGAAGGAATAAGTGTAGATTGTTTAAGTTGTCTTATACTTGCAACACCAGTAAATAATGAGCCCTTACTCACACAGCTTGTTGGTCGTATAATAAGAATACATGAGGATAAACCTCAGCCGATTATAGTTGATATTCACTTAGTCGGTAATACAGCTAGACGTCAGGCTAATGCGAGAATGGGATATTACATGAAACAAGGTTACGAAGTTGAAACGATATGAGCATCGAAAAATACTTCTTGACATAAGGTTAAATTTTTGATATAATGATATTCTATAATTGGAAAAAGATAAGAAAAGAAACTAATGGAAAAGTTGGTGACATAGTTACCATTCTTTACATCTTGACTTATCGAAAGGAACCTCCAATTAATAGAAATGATAGAAGATTCAAGTTTTGGACAAAAAGCTTTCATGGTGATAGTTTTTTACTAAATCCTGAACCTCTATTAATACAACGAAACAGATATTCAGATGTAGAGATTGCACAGTATGCAGGTATCGCTTCTCTGCGCAATCATTTTGACTATCGAAGTAAAAGAGATACCACACTGGACCTCCTGCACTATACTGGTAAGGAGGAGATATTAATAAAAAATAGACTACTTTGGGTTGAAGATGATAGAATACATTTTAAATTTGAAGAAGTCACTAAAGGAGAAATGCAATGGCATTAACATTTAATAAATTAAAGGGCGAAGCCCAAAAAGGAAAAATCGAATCCTACACATATGTAGAAGGAGATAACACAGTACGTTTAGTTGGTGATGTATGCGCAAGATATGTTTACTGGCTAAAAGGAGAAAATGATAAAAATGTTCCTTTCGAGTGCCTATCTTTTGATAGAGAAAAGGAAGCATTTACTAATATCGAAAAAGATTGGGTAAGAGAATATTACCCAGATATGAAATGCACATGGTCATATGCTATACAATGTATACATGGTGGCAAAGTAAAAGTTCTTAATCTCAAAAAGAAACTTTTAGAGCAAATCATACTAGCAGCCGAAGACTTAGGCGACCCAGCAGACCCTGAAACAGGTTGGGATGTTTATTTCAAAAGACTTAAGACTGGCCCAATGGCTTACAATGTGGAGTATCAATTACAGCCCCTAAAATGTAAACCAAGACCACTAACAGATGAGGAGAAAGAACTTATCTCTGAACTTAAGTCAATGGATGAAGTCCTACCAAGACCTACTGCAGACGCACAAAAAGAACTATTGGACAGAATCAGAAGTGGTTCTGCTAATTCTGATGCGGATGAAAGTATTAATGAGGAGTTTGACATCTAATGTTAGGAGTAGGAGAAAAGTTTCCCGCATTTACTTTGCGAGGTGTAGATGCAAATAATGAGTTTGTAGAAGTTTCTGTTTCAGAAAATTACGAACCATTAAAGCATGATTTTACAGTAATATACTTTTATCCTAAAGACTTTACCTTCATATGTCCAACAGAAATTGCTGGAATGGATATACTGGCAGAAGAAGCGAACGTTATCGGAATTAGTGGTGACAATGAGTTTTGCAAATTGGCATGGAAAAAAGATAATGAATTGATTGGAGACATCCATCACCCTTTAGCTGCTGACTGTGGCTTAGGGCTATCTTCTAGTTTAGGTATAGTTAACGAGGATGAAGGAGTTTGCTACAGAGCGACCTTTATCATTGACAAGAACGATATTATACAGCACGTAAGTGTTAATACTCTCGATACAGGCAGAAATGCAAACGAAGTTTTAAGAACTCTACAGGCTATAAAAGCAGGTGGATTAACAGGGTGTGAATGGACACCAGGGGAAGAATTTGTAGGATGATTTTATTTACAGCAGACTGGCATATAAAGCTAGGACAGAAAAACGTACCAATGCCTTGGGCATGCTCAAGATATGAGTTATTTTTTCAACAAATTGAAGAAGCTGTAGAAAAACACGATATAAAATTGCACATCATTGGAGGGGACTTGTTTGATAGAGTCCCTTCCATGGATGAACTTACTCTTTATTTTGATTTTGTAAAAAATACAAAAGTACGAACAATAATATATGACGGTAACCATGAAGCTACTAGAAAAAATAAAACATTCTTTGATAATTTAATAAGAGTGACAAATGAATTAAACCCTCTAGTAGAAGTAATTACCGAAACATATCATGAAGATAACTGGGCAATATTACCTTATGCTGACTTACACAAAAAGAAAAGTATAGAGAATATTGATGCAGATTATTTATTTACTCATGTGAGAGGAGAAATACCACCACATGTTACACCAGAAGTAGACTTAGAAAGATTTGACAAGTATAATTTGGTTTTTGCAGGAGACTTACATGCTCACGAGAATACTCAAAGAAATATTGTGTATCCTGGAAGCCCTATGACTACGTCATTTCATAGAAACGAAGTTAAAACTGGATACTTAGTAATTGATGAAAGTTTTAATTGGACATGGCATGAATTTGCTTTACCTCAATTAATTCGTAAAACAGTTACAAGTGCAGACGAAATGGTGCAGACAGAATGGCATCATACAATTTATGAAGTTGAAGGAGATGTTTCAGACTTGAGCGGGGTCAAAAATTCTGACCTACTTGATAAAAAAGTAATTCGCAGAAAAACAGAAGCAACTCTCATACTTGACAAAGAAATGACAATTGAGGAAGAGTTAGGAGAATATCTCTCTTACATACTTGAACTTGATGAAGATAAAGTTAAAAAAATTATAGGAGTTTTCAGTGATCACGCTAGAGAAGCTAACATGGAGTAATTGTTTCAGCTACGGCTCAGACAATGTAATAGAACTCAACGACAATACTTTGACACAACTTATCGGTACAAATGGTGCTGGTAAGTCTTCTATACCTCTAATTTTAGAGGAAGTTCTATTTAATAAAAACTCCAAAGGAATAAAGAAAGCCGACATTTCAAATAGAATTGTCGCAAACGGATATGATATTAGTCTTGATTTTTCGGTAAACGAAGACTCATACCACATTGATGTAACTCGCCGAGCAAATATTAAAGTAAAATTACTTAAAAACGGTGAAGATATTTCAAGTCATACTGCTACAAATACTTATAAAACACTTGAAGAAATCATAGGTATTGACTTTAAAACTTTTAGTCAGATAGTATACCAGAATACTAACGCAAGTTTACAATTCTTGACTGCTACTGACACAAATCGTAAGAAGTTTTTGATTGATTTATTACAGTTAGATAAGTATGTAGCTTATTTTGAAGTATTTCGTGAGTTATCAAGACAGGTTGGAGTAGATGTTTCTCGAATACAAGGGAAAATTGACACAATTGAAAAATGGTTAAATGACAATAAATTGGAAAATATATCTCTATTATCAAAAATAGATTTACCAATTTACTCGGAAGAAGATGGAAAAACTTTACGTTCTTTACAGATAGAATTTGAAAATATCTCGGAAATTACGAAAAAAATAAATACAAACAATCATTGGAAGGAACAACTCGCTGATATCGACCTACCTGCCATGCGAAAGCAATTAGAGGAATATCCTGAGAAGAAAGATACTAGTAAAATATTGACTTCTCTTGGAACATGGAAAGGCGAAGCAATACATGAGCAAAAGATGTTGTCTAAGTATGAAGAACTTGCACAGATGGATACAAAAGTATGTCCAACTTGCGAAGGCGATATAGACGAACATTTTGTAAATTCAAGTATAAAAGAGCATCAGAGTAGATTAGATTTTTGTAATCAAGAGTCTGATAAAATTCGTAAGCAGTTAAAAGAGATAGAAAATCAAAATGCTTACCATCATCAAGCAAGAACTCAAATAGAAGATTGGGAAGAACTTTATAGAAGTATTGACCAAACACTTCCATCTGAAGTTCCTAATGCTGATGATTTAAAAAGTAAGATTGCTACATTACAAGCCGAGTATAAAAATTATAAAAGAGAACTTGAAGAAGCAATCGAAAATAATAACGAAGTAGAAAGACATAATACTCGTTTAAATATTATTGAAGAACAACAAACAGATTTTGAGAATGAACTTGCAGAACTTATAGAGTCGCTAGATACTGTAGAAGATAAACTTGCAAGTATAGAGATTCTGAAAAAAGCATTTAGTACAAATGGACTACTTGCATATAAAATTGAAAATCTTGTAAAAGATTTAGAAGAACTTACAAACGATTATCTAGCCGAACTAAGTGACGGACGCTTTAGTTTAGAGTTTGTAGTATTAAATGACAAATTAAATGTCAATATCGAAGATAATGGAAAAAATGTGGACATACTCTCGTTAAGTGCGGGAGAGTTGGCAAGAGTAAACACCGCTACACTATTAGCAATCAGAAAACTAATGAGTAGCATTTCCAAATCTCAAATAAATATACTATTTCTTGACGAAGTTACCAATGTTCTTGATGAAGTTGGTAAAGAAAGATTAGTAGAAATATTATTAAAGGAAGACAATCTAAATACTTATATAGTATCACACGGTTGGACTCACCCTTTACTAGAAAAAATAGAAGTAATTAAAGAAAATGAAATGAGTAGATTAGATGGTTAATTCAAGACAAAAAGGAAACAGAGGCGAACAACAAGTAATATCAATGCTTGGTAGAATGACAGAGGAAAAGTGGGAACAAACACCAGGCTCTGGAAGTGGCAAGATAAAAGGAGATTTACGAGTTCCCGCTAAACATAATATATTTTGTATAGAAGTTAAGTTTTATAGAGAAGTTGGTTTCAATGCAAAGATATTCACACAAAAGAGTAATAACTTTTTTAAATGGTGGAGTAAACTTTGCAGACAAGCACAAGATATGGAACAAGAGCCATTACTCATCTTTCGTGAGAATCACGGCAAATTCTTTGTTGCAACTACAAGAAAACCAAAGAATACATTG